AAATGCTGGTGATGCTTTTTCGACAGTTCTAAACCAACTGCGAGAACGAGCCTTGGACAACCCGCCAAAGTCTTTCGGGTTCTATGAATACTCAGCGCCTCAATATTGCAAAATAGATGACCTTAAGTCTTGGGCTATGGCTAATCCTGCTTTGGGTTATACCGTCACCAAAGAGGCTTTAGAGGAGTCAGTAGCCACTAGCCCGATAGAAAACACACGCACCGAATTGCTTTGCCAATGGATCGACTCCCTTAGCAGCCCTTGGCCGCATGGCATCCTTGAGGAGACTAGCGACAGCAATTTACAAATTCCGCCCGGCGGATATACAGTCTTTGGCTTCGATGTCTCACCTTCGAGGCGTAATGCTTCGCTCGTTGCTGGACAAATATTGCCAGACGGCAAGATAGGCGTAGGCATACTTCAAACTTGGGAAAGTGCAGTCTCAGTCGATGATCTTAGGATTGCAGCAGATATTAAGGCACATGCGGATCTTTATCGGCCGCGTCAAATCTGCTACGACAAATACGCAACTCAGACAATCGCAGACAAGTTATCGAATGCTGGCTGCATAACTCAAGACATTTCAGGGCAGCAGTTCTATCAGGCTTGCGGAGATTTGCTCAACGGACTAATAACCCACAAAGTAGTTCACAATGGCCAAGCCAATCTGATCCAACAGATGAATAACTGCGCAGCTAAGGTAAACGATGCTGCCTGGCGTATCGTCAAGCGAAAGTCTGCTGGCGATATCTCTGCGCCAATATCTTTGGCAATGGTTGTATCGATGTTAATGAAACCACAACAGGTAGCGGCTATCTACGTCGATTGACCTACATGTAGTGTATAATTGCACTCTATGGGTATATTTGATCGCAAGCCAAAGGTAATCGAAGCGCAATATGCGCCTCAGATCATGGGTGAGAATATATTCTCGCTCAACTCGGCGATTATGCCGCGCATTAGCCGCAAGGAAGCAATGTCAGTTCCTTCGGTAGCTCGCGCTCGTAACCTTATTTGCGGAACTGTCGCATCGATCCCATTAGAGTATTACAAGACTTCTACTGGCGAAGTTATTGCACCGCCTCGATGGATTAAGCAACTTTCAAAGACTCAGCCTTCATTTGTCACCCTAACTTGGCTGTGCGATTCGATTGCCTTCTATGGTGTCGCATATCTTTTAATTACTGAGCGTTATTCCGAGGATGGCAGACCGGCATCATTTGAGTGGATTGCTAACAACCGCGTTACTTTTACAACCGATGTTGAAGGCATAATGATCAAGCAGTATTACCTAGATGCTGCGCCAATCGACATGAACGATATTGTTACGATCCAAGGTTTTGATGAAGGCATCTTGGAAAGAGCTGCTAGAACGATTCAAGCGGCAGTAGATTTAGAACGCGCAGCGGCTACAAACTCTGCCCAACCACAACCGGCGGGTTATTTAAAAAATTCAGGCGCGGATTTGCCACCAGCAGAAGTTCAAGGACTTTTAGCGGCTTTCAAGCGCGCTCGTCAAAATAATTCAACTGCTTATTTGACAAGCACTTTAGATTATTCTCCAGTCTCATTTTCACCCAAAGACATGATGTACAACGAGGCAATTCAAAACCTAAGCACTCAAATTGCTCGCGCTATGAATGTCCCTGCCTATTATCTTTCAGCAGATCAGAACACCACAATGACTTATGCAAATGTCCAAGACGAGCGTAAACAATTTTACGCGCTGTCCATTGAGCCTTACGTTCAGGCAATTCAGTCTCGGCTATCCATGGACGATATTTCAACCAGTGGACATGAAGTTCGCTTTGCTGTCTATGACACATTCCTTAAAAATGATCCACTGGTTGAACTACAAGTTATTGAAAAGTTGCTAACTCTTGGACTTATTACGACAGAGCAAGCGATGGAAATGACTGATTTAACTCCTAACGGAAGCGAAGGAATAAGTTAATGCAGCAACTAATTATCGAAGCAGCCTCAATCGAATGTAGCGAGGAACGCCGCGAAATCTCAGGCAAGATCGTACCAATGGGAACAGGCGAAATTGGTCAAACCAATATGGGGGGCGTGGTCTTTGAAGCAGGGTCTATTGAAATTGATGATCCATCAAAGATTAAATTGCTATCTCAGCATGATGTTAAGAAGCCTATTGGTCGCATGGTTACAGCAACAGTTCGACCAGATGGCATCTACGCAACTTTTAAATTAAGCAAATCAACCGGCGGCAACGATGCTTTAATCATGGCTCAAGAAGGCTTGGTCTCAGGTCTTTCAGTAGGTGCAGAAGTTATCGCATCTAAGCCTTCACGCGATGGACACACAGTAGTTTCATCTGCACGACTAAAAGAAGTTTCTCTCGTAACTCAGCCAGCGTTTGCTTCAGCTCAGGTATTAGAGATCGCAGCAGAGGAAGTAGAACTCCCTGCTGAACCAAACACACCAACAGAAAGCGAGGCGGTCGTGGAAAATACTCCAGACACCGTAGCAGCACCAGAAGTTGAGGCAACGGCTGTTGAAGCCGCTCGCCCAACTGTAGTAGCAAATCTCCAAGTAAAAGAGCGCACAGCTCCTATTACATCTGCACAATACCTAGGCGCGCAGATCAAGGCAGCCATGGGTGATGATCAGGCTCGTCGTACAGTTCTTGCAGCTGATGACAGTACTTCAACAAATACTGGTCTAACTTTGCCAGCACACCTAAACATGTTCCAGACAACTACATTCTCAGGACGCCCAGCGTTCGATGCAGTTACACGCTCTGGCGCAGTTCCACAACTTTCATTCACAATTCCTAAAATGGGAACTGCTCCTACAACTGCTGTTACAGCAGAAGGCGCTGCACCATCAGAAACAGGAATGACTTCAACTTACGACACAGTTACAGCGGCTAAGTATTCAACCCTAAACCGCGTGTCATTCGAGTTGCTCGACTTTTCAAATCCTGCGTTCGAGACATTGCTTCTTGACGAAATGCGCAAGGGCTACGAAAAAGCAACAGACAATGCTCTCATTGCATACTTCACATCTGCTGGAACTCAGGCAACTGGTGTAGCAGCAACAGCAGCAGGATTACAGTCATTTATTTCGACTCAGGGTCCAGCAGCTTACAAAGCAACTGGTGGAGATTACGCTAACAAGCTAGTCGCTTCAACAGACCAATGGGCTGCAATCCTCGGATACGCAGACACAACAGGCAGAGCATTATTTAATGCCGAGTCTCCAGTCAATGCTTCAGGTAACGGTTCTATCAACTCAACAGTTGGTCGCGTTCTTGGTGCAGATCTCGTTGTTGATCACAACATCGCAGTATCAGGAATTGTTGACGAGTCAGCGTTCTTGGTTGCTCCAAACTCAGTCTATGTTTGGGAAAGCCCTGTTACAAATCTTCGTCTAAATGTTCTTACATCAGGCGAGATTGAAATCAACATGTACGGCTACCTCGCAATTCACGCTAAGGCTGCTGGAGCTGGCATCCGCCGCTTCAATCTTGCTTAATTAGCGAAAACTAAGTCGCTGGCTGGGTAGTGCCCTTCTACCCAGCCAGTCTTTAGGAAGGAGATCAAATGTCTTACACAACAGTTGCAGAACTTCGTTCAGCTCTTGGCGTTGGTACGCTATACGCCGATGCCGTATTGCAAGAAGTTTGCGACGCATCAGACAATATCTTGATCCCTTTCCTATGGAAGAACGAACAGCCAATTATTGCGCATGGCAATGTAGGCACAGTTGGAACTCTTTATTTTAGCGAGAACATCACAGAAGTGTTCTATGTCGGGCAATCAGTAACAATCAGCAACACAGGCACAAAATATAACGGCACTAAGACAATTACGGCCGTTGGCACTAAAGAGTTTAGCGTTACTACAACTCACACAAGCGACAATCCTCGCCACACAGTAGCGCCTTACGGAACCGCCGCAGCTGAGACTTATATTGATTATTCAACAATCCCAGCGATCCAAGAAGCATCTTTAATGCTAAGCATTGCTATCTGGCAAGCGCGCCAAGCGCCAAGCGGCCAAGGCATGACTGTCGATGGTTTCGCTCCTTCGCCTTTTACAATGTCTAACACTTTGCTTGCTCGCGTTCGCGGCTTGCTTGCACCTTACCTAGATCCGCGCTCGATGGTTGGCTAACCATGACCGCAGCCATTTCAACACTCCGCGCCACTATTGCCGCAGCGCTAGTTGATAACACCCTATATTCTGTCTTTGCTTTCCCGCCAGCAACTCCAATAGTTAACAGCGTAGTTATTAGCCCGGCGGATCCTTATCTAACCCCTAGCAATAATAAGCACAACACTATTGCTCCAATGGCTAACTTTAATCTTAATATCTTTCTGCCTCTCCTTGATAACGAGGGAAACCTAAATGGAATTGAGGAGATGCTAGTTGCTGTGTTTAACAAGTTAGCGGCTTCCTCTATCGTCTATAATGTAGGGGATACGAGCGCACCTAGCGTTCTTGCTTCTGCAACAGGCGATCTTTTG